CTAAAACTAATACATCAAGGATACGAGTTCATCGCATATTCTATTTGTTGCGGAGTGCTTTTCTCGTTTTTCCTACCCATCAAACATTTTTTAATTTTTACAATCTTTGTTGTTTTTGCAGACACAGTCACAGGAATCATGGCGGCAAGGAAAAGGAATGAGCCAATAACAAGCAAAGGGCTTTATCGCACTACACAAAAGATACTGACTTATTTTTGCGGCATTATGATATTTCACGGTGCAAGTATAACTTTTGGACTGCCATCGCAAATTACATATTCTGTTAGCTTTTTAATTTCATTTACAGAACTTTACAGTATTTCTGAAAACATAAAGTCAATAACTGGCGTAAATTTAGCTACAACCATTCTTAGATTTTTTAACAAGTAACCATTAAATAAATTCATATGTCAAACGAAGTTTTAGGAGTTAAGGAAACAAAAGAAGTTTTAAACTTTGGTTTCGATTTACTTGAGGCAATTATCAAATCTTTGGAAGACAAAAAGTTTTCTATTGTCACGGATTCGCCTCGTTTTGTGCCTGTGATTTTTTCAGCTGCAAAAGCATTTGCTGGCATTGAATTAGTTAAACAGGAGTTGACTGACCTTACACCAGAAGAACAAGATGAACTTGTAAGCGAGTTAAAACAAAGATTTGACTTAAAGAATGATGCGGTTGAATTACTTGTTGAAGATGTTTTAGACCATGTTTTCTTAACAATTAAACTTGCTAAAAGATTTCAATCTATTAAGCAGCAGTAAATTATAGGCGCAGAAGAATCGCTACCTTAGGCAGCCGAGGGGAGTAGATTAATTTCTATTCCCCTTTTTAAAAAAAAACGATGTTAAAAAAAATATTCCCAAATACACATGAATTTTTAGATTTTCAAGTGTATCAAAAAGATAGGTATTTTTTACTTATATCGGATGTTCATTTAGACAGTGTTCACTGTGATAGAGTAAAGTTAAAAGAACACCTTAATTTAGCTTTAGAACGAAATGCACCAGTATTTATCTTTGGTGATTTGCTGGACTTGATGCAAGGGAAATACGACCCACGTAGCAATAAAGCAGATTTAAATCCAAAATACAATACTGCAAGATATATAGATGAAGTCATTAAAGATGTGGTAGAATTTTTAACACCCTATAAATCTGTACTTGCATTCTATTCCCCTGGCAACCATGAAACAAGCGTAGAAAAACGCATTGAATATGGCATAGTTGACAAGATTTGTTATCAGTTAGAAATGAGTCAGGGTAATTACTCAGGCTATATTTATTGCAGATTTTTTGCTTATTTTGAAGAAGGTACAAAAGTACCTTTAATTATTGGATTCCATCACGGATACGGAGGTGGGGGCGTAGTAACAAAAGACGTTATTCAAACAGCAAGAAAAGCCGTTTATCTTCCAGATGCAAATGTTGTTATTAGTGGTCATACTCATGACCGTTGGATTGTTCCAATAACACGTAATCGCATTTCAAGATACGGTGAATCAATAGACCAACAATGGCACATTAAAACGGGAACGTATCAAAACGCACCAATAGATTTTAATGGATATGCTATTGAAAAAGGTTTAGCTCCTAAATCAGGGGCTGGTATATGGATGAAATACACTATTGGTTCTGACCTTAAATTAAATTATAATTTTCAATTCGCAGAATGAAAGCAAATAAATTTTGTGTATTTCTTGACGCGGGTCATGGAGGTATTGACATTAAAAAGAAATTACCTTACAATTATACTACCTATCCTTCAAAGTGCTTCCAGCATAATAATGCAAAGTTCCACGGTTACGGTTGGTTTTTTGAAGGCGTGTTTAATCGGGAAGTCGCGGCAAAGATTGAGCAGTATTTGAAAGACTGGGGAATGTCGGTTATCAATGTTTACGACCCTGTTATCGATATTAGCTTAACTAAGCGCGTAGCAAAGGCAAATATGAACGCTCAAAATTATGAGGCTTCGTTGTACCTAAGTATCCATGGAAACGCGGCAACGCCAACGGCAAGAGGTTTTGAGGTATTTACATCAAAGGGTCAAACAAAATCAGATATTTACGCTGAGTTTCTTTTTAATGAGGTACAAGAGGCATATCCAAAGTGGCTATTTAGAAAAGATACTATTGACGGCGATAAGGATAAAGAGGAAAATTTCTTTGTCCTGAGCCAAACAAATATGCCAGCGGCTTTATCTGAAAACGGGTTCTTTACCAATTACAAAGACGCGTTGATGATGTTCGACCCAGTATTCCAGAACACATTGGCGCTTTGTCATGCCCGTGCGGTGGTTGATTATGCAAAGACTCAAGGGGTTACGTTTTAAAATGGAAAGGGTTGACGCAATTGCCAACCCCGATTTCACCACTAATTTAGAACAAACGTAACCTATTTCTTAATTTATAATTTTATTTATAATCTTTAATGATAAATTTGTGACCGCCTCCCCGTCCGTGCTTTTATACATCCGATATGCTATTGTAAGCATTCGCCCTTTGTCCATTGTCATCATTGGGGGGTTTAAGTCTGGAAGCAAAGGCTCAAGATAAAACTTTAATAATGCAATTTTACTATTTAAACCGTCGGAATATCTAATCGGTTTCGGATAAGTTTTAGCAATCATTTCAATTTCCTTCCAAGTGCTAATTTCAATTCCGTCAATTAATTCGTTATTTCTTTTCATGTTTTTGGTAATTTTTAGCCTGTAAAGCAAGAGAAAAACAGTCGATTTCGTCCTGACTTATTTTGGTTGGTTTAAAATTTGGTTCAAACTTGTAACCTTCGCTTTGGAAGATTTTCATAAATATTTCCTTTCCCCACTTCTTCCCCTTTTGCTCTGGGCTTATATTGTAACCCTCGTACCCGTTTTCTTTAATCCATTCATAGGCAATACGGGAAGCGCCTTGATTCATGCCGACGTTTCGGGACATACGGCTAAGAATAGCGCGATTAATGGAAGAATTAAAGGTTACGTTTTGAAGGCTGGAATCTTCAACCAGAACAACAGGGTTTATGTATTGCGTCCACTTTGGAACGTCGAGGATAAAATCCACGAACCTTTTGTATTTCGTGAATCTTACCTCTTTGTTTGGGTTAATAAAGCAAGCCGCCATTCCGTTTATTCTAATCGCTGGGTCAACCCCGATGTATGTCCTCAAAGTGTTATGGTTTGGAACGAAGTTACATAACCCTTACTTTCTTTTGGTGCATCTTCCGTGACTTTTTTTGCAGCGACCCTTCTTTTGCGTCTTTTGATAACCTTTGGTTCTTCCAAACCGTATGCCTCAACCCCTTTGTTCACAAAGTTTATTTCTAAAAGGTATCCAAAACATACGATTGTTCCCACGAAAAAGAACATTGTAATAAATTCCGCTCCAGAATACTTTTCCATTAACCCAAAGAAAACTTCAATTAAGGCTATTACCGTTGCTCCTAATGCTATTTTAGGTGGGAAAGGGCTTCTTCCCTTAGTAGGGTTTAAAAAATCCATGAAAACGACTGCAAATCGTCCAAGTTGTAAAATGGTTGACGCGGTGATTGCAATCCAAAAGTTAATCGGTAAAAAGATGGCGGTCAAATAGGCATTGATGCCGTAGGTGAGGACGATTGTCAAAAGCATAATTGTTGGAATGTTGTCGCTAATGCTTTCAAAAGTCCATTTGAACTGGGTGTTGGTGAAATTCTTTTCCATTTGTTTTGTTTTTTTAGTGGTGAAAAAAAAAGTAGGGCAGCTGGGGGACTGCCCTGTGGAATTCTATTTATCTTTCCCAAGAATATGTACCATCCCAAAATATACTATTTTCATCATGACTATTAAAATAAGCGTTGTCGATTGCCTTTTCTGCCTCAAACATTGCTTCGTAATTAGATTGACCATTTCTTGACGAGCCATTCCAATTACCTAATCTTTTTCTTGCGTCACTAAATTGCTTTTCAGCAACCTCTAATTGTGTTGGCACTTTAAACCAATCTTGACTTAAAAGCCAATCCTGATATGATTTTGGAGTGCTTGAAAAAATTTGACCTCTGTGTTTTCCGAATTTTAAGATAAAGTTCATTTTGGTTGTTTTTAAGTGGTGAAATATCGTTTTGTTTGTTTCGATATGTAAATATATAAATAATTATTTAAACAAAAAAATATTTACACAAATAAATGAAAAATAATTTAAAAAACATTGTATTCTTTTTTTAAAGGGAAGTTATCCCGTTTGATTTGCCAGTATTCAGCCATCAATGAAGCACGAAACTTGTAATCCCTATCGGTATGATAACCTGATTTATAAACGCATTTGCAAATAGATTCGTACAACTTAATCCCTTTTATTTTATAATTTGCCTTTTTACAAGCCGCGTATCTTCCTGAGTTCAAAACACCAGCCCAAAGGTTCATACCTTCTTCTGTGGTTTCCGCGCTCATAAATTTAGCCTTAATGTACTTATCTTTTCCCCTGATGACCTCCCTTGTTTTATAA